AAGCAGAAGAAACACCATACTATGATTTATTGAGTGATAAACCTAAGAAGAAAAAGAAACCAGCAAAGGTATTATATCGTGATTTATTTGAGAAAGCAGAAGAAAATCAGTTCGGTGCGTGGGGTCAGAGAGGCTTAGGTGATGGCAATGGCACAGGTGCTAGACAAGACGGTGGAGATACACATTTAATCACTCCTGTTAAGGAAGAGAAATTGAATGAATTGATGCGTGGATTAAGATATATGCCAAGATCAGTATCAAGAAAAAGAAAGAAATAACCTTTATATACGAATATTTATATACATACAAATATTTAAATAGTCAACAACTATGACAACCGAAGAAGATTCTAAGACTGAAGCTCCAGTAGAAGAAGAGGAAGAGGAAGAAACCGAATCCGAATCTGAAGAGACTGAAGCTCCAGAAAGAGACTCAGAAGATACAGAAAAAGCACATTTCGAAGAAGCAGTCAAAGCAACGTTTGATACGTTGGCTGACCAAATGAAATCTATTGCAGAATCACAGAAAGCTGTAGTCGACTCTGTAAAGGGCTTTAATAAAAGAATTAAAGCACTTGAAACACCATCAGATCTAGCTCTAAGCCCAAAAGGCAATGAGAGTGGTGACGATGTTGGTGCAGATGTTACAGTTCCTGAAGATCCTTATCCACAAGGCAAACAAGTCGGACTGGATGACGATGGTAAGGAAACTGAAAATGACGCAAGTGGACTGTCAATGCAAAAGAAACCAGTTGGTAAGACACTAATTCAGAAATCTCAGCACACATTTACTACTGAGACACCAAGACCAAATGCAGCAATTGAAACATTAGAGAAATCTGATGGAAAGGACTTTTCACCTATTCTCAAAGATGCGAGAGCAGGTGGTTATGAAGCACTTTCACAAGTTGCACAAGGAATCTTGAGTGGCAAATACTACAAACCATCTAGCGATGAGGTAGGACAGTGGTAGATATGGTTCAGATAAAGACAATCGATGAATTAGAGGCTTTGTACTATGGCTACAATAGAAATCTGTTAAGAAAAGCAGATGCTCCAGCAACAACATCAACAGTTGGCGTTTTCAACGCTATCTATGGTGCATATGCATGGGCACAGCTTAACTTAGAAGCAAACGCATTCGGCATTTTACCCAAGTATCCTTGGGATAAATCTGGATGGAGGGTTATTACTGCAAAACCAGTTCTGAATACTGCACAAGGCAACACTGCTTTAGGTGGTACAGCAGAAGGTGGAAACATTGCTGAAACCGTAAAACCAACACTACAAGAAATTGATGTTCGACCAAAGACAGCACAACTGCCTTTCTCAGCATCAGAAGTTATGGAGTGGTTGGCTACACACAGCAAAGACGACATTTGGGGTGGACTTGGTTCACTTCGATTGTATATGGCAGTACAACACAAAGAATTCCTCAACAGGATGCTTTTAGCAGACGTAGAAGGCACAATCACTGGATCTGGTACAAACGCTGGAACAACAGACTTTGAGTCATTAGACCGAATTGTTTCATCTAACGCAGAAGAAACTGCATTAGGTGCAAGCACAACTGGTTCTTATGATCCATGGGCTGCCAACGCAACCATTGATAGAGATAGTTCTTCAACATTCGACTGTACAGTAGAAAGTGCAAGTGGTACAATAGGTACAAATGGAGTTTTAACTGATGACACCCTAAGAGCTTTCTTACGAAAGATTAGGATTGCAGCAGGTAAAGATCCAAATGTATGGCTAGGTTCACACGAAGTATACTCAGAAATACAAGGGCTATATATGCCTTCTGTCCGTATTCCAAACCCATATGGTGAGGCACTCGTACAGGTAGACGTAAATGGTATCCAGACATTCAGAGGAACTGGCGTGGGAATTCATGTAGACAGTATTTACGGAATTCCATTCATTCCAAGCAAGGATGCTCCAAGTGATTCAGGCGATGCTACCGAAGTTGGTAGATTGTTTGCATTTGATACATCTGATGCAGAGGGATATGGTTATCCAAGAATAGGAATACAGATTGCCATTCCAACCGAGTACTACGAAGCAACTCGCAGAAGTCCAGCATATCCATTTGTCAACAATGCATTTGTTGAGAAAGGTGTATTCAGGACTATGGGAGAAACTGTCTGTAGACATTTCAAGTCTCAAGGTAAAATTAGAGATATTAAACTGTAAAAGGTTTATATCCGATATTTTTTTTTATATAAATACATAAATAGTAGTTTATATAACTTTACTAATGTTAGTATACATTATTATTATGGGATTAGTTGGGGGGTTGATGATATATCTTCTCAGGAGATCAAATAAGAATGATCATTTTAGTTTTTCATTAAAATGTAAGGATTGTGGATTTCATAAAGGCATATTAAAATGCGTTAATTGTGAAGACAGAAAGAAAGACAAGTGGAGGTAATCTTTAAATGGATGAACGAAATAGTGGTGCTATGGTACAACTATATCATAATGAGAAATTAGCAAAGGCAAGGGATTTAGTAATCATATTCCTATTTGGTTCTATAGTAATAGAAACCATTACTGGAATTGAGTTATTAGGCTCTTGGTGGAAGTAATCTTTATAAGTCTTTAGATATTTCTAATATCAATGGCATTAACAATCAGTACATCAGATTGGACAAACGCTAACGTGAGAAAAACTCTCTCATGGCAAGCTGCTTTGGTTTCAAAGCTGCGAGTATATGCTATCAAAGTTACCTTCGGTGCTTCTGATAACTATGCGACCAACGGAGTGTCGGCTGACCTCAAAGAGGGCAGAATATCTACACTAGTTGCAGTGATTCCTACATTTACGGATTCAAAGCTAGTAGTGCAATACGACAAAACCAATGAAAAAATCAAAACTTTCACTGGTTCAGGAAACGGTAATATCTTAGCAGAAGTACCAAATTCCTCAGCGTTAGTAAATTCGAAAGTATTCGAGTTTCTAGTTATAGGCTACTAGAGTCCAAAACAGCCAACTTTTTTTTCTTAAAGTTTATATAAGGGCATTATATGTATAAAGCATGGTTGAAATGAATCATAATGTAGTTTCCTTTAACTCAGATACACTGATAAAAGGTGATCATGGAGTTCTAGTAAACGTATATGTATCAAAAACTGGCTCTGGAAGCGATAAAGTAGAGTTCAGAAATGGAACAACTAATAGTGCAACACCTATAGAATGCACTATATTCACAGCAGCACAGGGAACTTATGTTAATATAAACAGAAGGTTCGAGAATGGTATATTCGCAAAATGTACAGGCAGTGCAGAAATCACAGTTGTCTTCAAATAGAAAATTTAAATACGTTATCTATTATATTTATACATGGCTGTTACATACTGCACAGTTGAGGATATATCCGATTTTATGCGAGTCCCCATTAGTAGCACTACTACTCCTAATAAGGCTCAAGTTGAAAAAATCATAAATAGGATGGAAGAAGTATTAGATCGAAGAATTGGTCATACTTTCGGAAGAAATAAAGCTATAACAAATGAAATACACGACTTACCATTACTTTATACTTTTGGCTGGGGTACTCCAATATACCTACAGCATAGGAATATAAGAGATCTCAGTAATGCTGCAGGAGATAAGATTGAAGTTTGGAAGGGGTCAGGTAATGAATATGATGACATTCTAACAGACTCTCAATGGTATCAATTTGACCCAGTTTATGGCAGATTATATTTAAGAGGTTTCATATTCTCTATTATGAGAAAAAACAGAATAAGGGTGACATACAGGTATGGTGATGAAACAGTACCATTAGACGTTGCAGATGCCTGTATTAAACTGGTATCAATAAACTTGTTAACGACAAGCCTAAGAATGGACAGACTTCCAGTCGGTGGTAGTGCTATGACATGGAATGACATAATAGCACAGTGGAAAGAAGATATTGAAGAATGTGTTATGAATCGTAGAGAAGCATTCCCAATACCATAATGTTTGGTTTCGTAAATAAACTAAAGTCTTTATTAGGAATACAAAAAGACGTAGTTGAAGATGCTGTAGAGGAATTAACTGATAAGGGTGTTGAGGCAGAAGTAGTTGATGATGATAGTTTTGAAGTAGAAACTGAGGAAAAATCTATTGATGAGGTTCTTGATGATATACAGGACACATGGGACGAACCTAGAGATGACGAAGAAGATGATGATGAAGACGACGATGTTGATGCTGATAGATCATACAGAATATATCTTTATAGATATAAAACAAAAGACGACCAGAGAAGATGTCCAGACTGTAGTAGTTATGCAGAAACATATACATGGGATTTGGAATTAAATATAGACGCAGGTGGCTCATCTCACGCTGGTGGAGATGATGATATAATCAAATTCTTACTGAAAAATTCAGATGTATCGTTTGAAGAACTTTTAAAGAATCCTACTCAGAGTATTCAGCCACTTGAATTACACGTAGATAAAGACCCAAATGGTGGATATGGTACTTGCAGATGCAAATTATTATATATTAAGAACAGGTAGATAGGATATGTCATTAACTTATGATGCAATGGAGGATTGTATTACCATGCTCAAAGATGGCTGGACAGCAGGAACTCAATTACCAGACGTAAAGGCACTATGGAAGGAAAAATCGGCTGGTTTTATAGACGATAGGAGAGATATGATTCTTGTGTATCCACGAAGGGAAAGAATAGAGTATTTTGGGCTATATGGGTCTGATTTTTTACACACACTTCTTCTGGTTGTAGATATAAGGTCATACGGTGAGCAGGATAAGTTAAACCAGACAGTAACAGAGATTTTAAGGATTTTAAAGGCTAATGTCAGAAGAACTGGCTTTGTAGATGTGATAGTAAAGAATTCAACTTCTCAAAGCGACAATTTAAGGAATATGTTCAAACACCAGATAACAGTACAATACAGGCAGAACTATGACTGACAGAATATTTATAAGCAAAGTAAGTGAGATTCATATATGGTAATTGCAACTGGTGCACGAGGCTATGTAGCATATGAATTTGAAGCAAGTTTTGGTGCTATGGCAAACGCTGGTAGTGGATCTAGTGACTACCCAAACAAGAGATTTGGACTACAAGAGAAAATAACATCTTGGACTTTAAATAATAACAGAATAGTACTCCCAACCCTAAATCAAACAGAACCAGAAGCATTCGCTTATGGACAGGAAATGGGAACATTAGGTATAGATTTCATTTTAAGTAACCCTTGGTTTTTCGGAGCATTATATGGAGCACCAACATCAGTGACATCTGGATCACCAGAAGTTCACACATACGCATCTCCAGCTACAGTAAAAACAAAAGACGTAAGGTCATTCAGGACAGAAATAGGTCTTGATCTAGGAACAGATATAGTAAGATCATTAAAAGGCTGTATATGCAGAACATTTAATATTTCAACAACAGTAGGTGGCATTGTTCAATGCAGTGCTGATATTGCTTATTCATTAGAAGACGCACCAACATCAGCTCTAGGAAGTGCACCTGTTGCACAATCTGCTGGAATAGGTGGAGCACAACCAGCAGCACCAACTACCAAATTTCCATACACGTTTG